CCGACTGGTATGTGCAGAACATGGTCTATCGAGTCTTCGTTGCGTGACTGGTAGAGCGTGACATGGTCGGGTTTGCCTCCGTCGCTCATGGCGAGCAGGAACCCGACTGATTCAACTTCGGCGGGTTCGGTGTCGAGGTCTTTGATGTTGATCCACGATTCTGCACCGCTGTGCGCATCGTGCCAGGTGACGAGTACGACCGTCACTTCTTCTTGCGTGTCGCAACCTGCTTAGTCTTTGTCAGACTTCCGCTTGGCTCCTTGGTTGTTACATGCCAGTCGAGGTGGCTGGTAAGTCTTGCGCCTTGTTTGCCGACCATGTCGATCAGGTTGTCGAGGCGTTTTGAGACGACTGCGTGGTCTTCTCGGTTCTCGTCGCGAACTTCTTTGAGTTGCATGATCGTGACAACTATGCCACCGAAGGTTGCTATCGCGGCTGCGAATACGGTGGCAAGTCCGGCGTCCATTTATGCCGCCAATGCTTTCGCTTTGACGAATGCTTCCCGCATCGCGTCAGGATTATTTGACATGGTCGGGTTCAGTTCGACATGGATCCAGTCACCCATCGGTGCGCCGGTAATAGTTTTCTTGGTGTAGATCGACCAGGTTCCGCGGTCACATCTCCAACCTCGGCCGTGTGGCATCGGGTAGTAGTCGAAGATTGCTTCAACACCGAATAGGTCAGCGTTTTTGACAATAAAGTTGATTGCTTCCATCGCCTGTTTTCTTCCGCCTTCAACAATGCCACGCTTCTCTTTTGGCATGTGTCGATATGACAAGTCGACTGCCCGTCCGGTGGCGTGTACAGATAAAGTCTTTTTGCCTCGCATCGGTCGGTTCGCATAACTGCCGTTGTCCCAAAGCGCAGGATACATTGCGGTCATCTGATTGATGAACACTCTTAACCCTTTGGTTTCACCTGCAGCGATTCCATCTTTGCTGCCTGTGTATGGTCGTTTCATTTCTTTTTCGCTCCAGAGAACGCTTGTTTAATTTCTTCGGATGACAGATCGCCGTCAACTGATGCTTCGGCAAGTGATGAAACAACTTTGATGACCGCCATCGCACCAGCCATGATCGCTGCTTTACCGACCGAGATACCGATGACGGCACCTGTCGTGATTGCTGGTAGCGCGTTAGCGAGAAACAGTGAGACAAGTCTTTGTGTCAGGTCAAGGAACTTTGCGATTGTCGGATTCTGTTTGTTGATTTTCACTTCTTCCACCATATTTTTCTCCATCCTTCGTTAACGCTGTTGTCAAGTGTAGTACGAGTGTCAGGAAGGTGAAGAAGAGAGCCAGGTGAGGTTCTTTGCTGGGAGCGGCAGGAAGTTGAACTGCGAGGATTATGGTCAGGTTATGTTGTAGCGTGGTCGGTGATGAACTCTGTACTGTTGTTGGCACTGTTTTTTGGGTATCTGTTTCTTGCGACGGCGGTGGTCTTGGCTTGGTTGTTTCGACGGGCAGAGTTGGAACTGCAGTTGACTGAACTGAAACAGGTTCAGGCACAGTGGGATGAGGAACGGAAAGATCGGTCGTTTCAACGGGTTGACTTGAAAGAGTGGGAACAGGAATCCGAACGGGTTGAGTTGTGTTCGTGTCAAGAAGATCAGGATAAGTTGTAGATGTTTCTCGAACTGTGGTTTCGGGTTCAGGTGAGGAAGTTGTGGTTGTTGTGGGTTGCTCTGGTAAAGAAGTTGTCGAACTACTAGTCGTAGTTTGAGGAGGTGTGTAAGGTGCTTGCGTTGTTGTCGGAGCTGGTGGAACAGTTGTGGTCGTCGTTGTCGTGGTATTTGTCGTTGATGTGGTTGTGCTTGACTGAACTGGTTCGCTGGTTGTGGTCGTTGTTGTGGGAAGGAGTGTTGTAGATGTTGAAGTGCTTGAAGAAGAAGAACTTGAACTGGTGGTTGTCGACTCTAACAATGTGGTCGATGTGGTCGATGTCGTTGTTGTGGTTGATGTGGTGGTGGACGAACTAGTTGAAGTGGTCGTGGACGGTTTTTGACCGTGGTCAGGGTTCGAGTTGGCGTGGTCGGCGTGGGCGTGATTTGGCCACACCCAGAACACGATTGCTGGTAGCGGTATCAGCCATCTGGTTAGATGGCGACCCACTCAAGATCTTCTTCACTCCAATAGTATTGACCGTCAGGTTTTGGTGTTGGTGGTTGCCAATCGTTATTTTCGTCTAATGTCCACGACTCAAATGGTTGCGGCGCAACAAAGATATCTAGATCAGCGTTATAGGTGTAGCCGATGCCTGCGTATTGTTTCCGTATGTTGCCGTTGTAACTTGTGCGTACGCATTGTTGGCCACGAAAGTTGCCGTACCAAGTTTCTGTGTCAAGACCTTCAATTAGTTCTGTTTCGTCGATGCCTGTGATGACTTCGGTAACTACGTTGTTTGCGTCTAGAAATGCGTAGTGTGCCATTAGGACGCCCACGACACATTGCCTGTGCCAGCCGTAACGGTAGTTATTTTGTTTGCGCCGCTAGTCGTTGTTGACAATGTAAGACCGCCACCAGGATTGCTGATTGTGTAGTCGGCTGGATAGCGCAAGATGACTACACCGCTACCACCTGCACCTGAATCGGTGCTTAAACCGCCGTTAGCGCCACCGCCACCGCCACCACCACCGCCACTATTGGCTGTGCCTGCTGTAGCGATACTAGAAACTGTGTAAGCAGGATTCCAATAAGTGCCAAGACCACCACCACCGTTGGCTGCAGCCAATACTGTGTTGCCAACACCTGAACCACCGCCACCATAATAAGTGTTGCTACCACTAATTGAAGTTTGAATACCTGTGCCACCAAGACCACCACTATCACCAGTACCTAGCGTGGTCTGACCTACTGCACCAGCACCGCCACCACCTGCACCGATGTTGTTGCCACCATCTGTAAAACCACCGCCAGCAAAACCTTGCCCAGTTGTTCCTGCTGCACCTGCCACCGTGTTGTTACGACCACCCGTACCGCCACCACTACCACCAACACCACCAACATTTGCACCGCCACTTTGACCTTTACCGCCATAACCGCCACCAAGAGAAGTAATGGTGCTAAATACAGAGTTGTTGCCGTTCGTGCCATTAGTGCTAATAGTTGTTTGCGCTGCACCGCCAGCGCCGATAGTAACTGTATAGTTTGTATTTAGTACAAGACTCAATGCTGTTTCCAAAGCACCGCCACCACCAGTTGCATCTACTGTGCAACGAACACCGCCAGCGCCACCACCAGCGCCACCGACATCACTAGCAATATTTCCTTTACCACCTGACCCACCGCCAGCGACAACAAGATAATCAACAACAACAGGCAAACTATATGTTGCTGCAGGGATAGACACATGACTAGAAACATACCCACGGTCACGAACACGACTATTCCTAGACATCAGAAAGTAATTGTTCCACTAGCAGTAAACTTGTAAATAGTTCCCGTCACGGTTGGTGAACCAGTCGTAGATGTTGCAACAACGCCTGCGTCAATGATGACAATTCCGCTACCACCAGCACCACCGCTTGTTGAGCGACCACCACCGCCACCACCGCCAGTATTTGCTGAACCTGCTGTCGCTGCACTTCCGCCTTGAATTGACCCTGTGCCACCGCCACCAAGACCGCCAGCGCCTGCAACTGCAAATGCACCACCACCGCCACCGCCACCGTATGAAACACTTGCGCCACTAATTGTTGTAGTTATTCCTGCACCACCAGCACCACCAGTTGCAGGTGAAATTATGTTTGTGCCACCAACTGCACCAGCACCACCACCACCAGCGCCAGCACCACCACCACCAGCCGTATAGTCACCGCCAGCAAAACCTTGATTTGCTGTGCCTGCACCACCTGTAGTTTCGCCTGAATCGGAATGTGCGCCACCACCCGAACCACCAGTATTCGCTACAACTGTTACTCGTGACGCAGCGTTTGGTGGTGCTGGTGAAAAGGTTTTGGCTGAAGGGCAGTTCGCTTATGTTGAGGCTGATGACACACTATATTTTTATGACGGTAGTGTGTGGGCAGAAGTTTCGGGTGGTGTCGCAGGCGACTCAGATCAGTTAGTTTTAGGTTCACAGATTTTTAGTTAAAGGACAACAATGGCAACATTCAGCAAACAACTTCTTTCAGGTAGCACAAACGGCAAAGCCGTTAAGGTAACTGGTACAGGCACAGGTTCTACTGTGACTGTTCATACTGCTGTTACTGGTACGACAAACCTTGATGAGATTTGGATTTACGCAAACAACACAAGTGCGTCTGCGGTGAAACTCACTTTGGAGTGGGGTACTGCTACTGCTGCTGATGGCAATATCGAGTTGTCTATTGCTGCTGAGTCTGGTCTTGTGTTGGTGACTGCTGGTTTGTTGTTGCAGAATTCGCTTGTTGTTAAGGCGTTTGCTGGTACTGCGGATGTGATTTTGTTGCATGGGTATGTAAACAGAATTACGGCGTAAGTTATGCGGTTTGATAACCGTTCACGGGTTTCAACATATTTGTCGGCTTGGATGCCGACAGGTGACACGGTGAGGCAAAGTGTTGCAGGATATTTTGGTGGCGGGTTTACTGGCTCAACCGCTCTTTCTGGCATTGACAAAATCACTTTTCCTGCCGACACCAAATCAACATTGTCTGCAACTTTAACTACTAGTCGTTATTTTACGGCAGCATTTGCCAATAGCGGTGTTGCAGGATATTTCGCTGGCGGTAATGACGACGCAAATTATATTTCTGGCATAGATAAAATTACTTTCCCTGCTGACAGCAAATCTACTTTATCTGCAACTTTAAGTACTGCTCGTGAAAGAGCGTACGGTATGTCTAATTCTGGTGTGGCAGGTTATGCTGGTGGCGGTACTGATAATGTCGTTGGTAATCTTGACGCTATTGACAAGATAACTTTTGCTGCTGAAACTAGAAGTACTTTGGCTGCAACATTAAATACTGCTCGTTATGGTGGCGACGGCATGGCTGACTATGCTGTGGCAGGATATTTCGGTGGCGGATATTCTACAAACAACCTTTCATCAATTATTAAAATTACTTTTCCAGCCGATACTAAAACTACTTTGGCAGAAAGTTTAAGTGACGCTAGACGAGGTTTAGCAGGTATGGCTAATAGTGGCGTGGCTGGATACTTTGGCGGTGGTACTAATAATTCAAGTGTTTATGTTTCGGTTATAGACAAAATCGCTTTTCCTGCCGACACCATAACCACCTCGTCGGCAACTTTATCAACAGCAACAGCATTTCTAGCAGCGATGGCTGATTCTGGTGTTGCTGGATATTTTGGTGGCGGTCAAGATTCAGTCACTGGTCGTATTACAAGAATAGATAAAATTGCTTTTCCAGCAGACACAAGAAGTACTTTGGCAGCAACTTTAACTTCTTTTCGGGATAGATTATCGGGTATGGCTGATTGTGGTGTGTTTTAATGTCTAGACCGTTTGCGCCTCGTCTTAGGGTTTCGAGTTATCTGTCTGACTGGATGCCGTCAGGTGATACGGTGCGACAAAGTGTTGCAGGTTATTTTGCTGCTGGTTATGACGGAACAAATTATCTTGCGGGCATAGACCGTATTGCTTTCCCTGCTGATACGAAAACTACTTTGAGCGCAACGATATCGCCTGCCAGATATCTGTCTGCAGGTTTTGCTAATTCAGGTGTTGCTGGATATGTTGCTGCTGGTTCTGGTAGTGGTATTACTGGAAACGAAATAGATAAAGTTTCTTTTCCTGCTGAAACTAGAAGTGCTTTGGCAGCAACTACAAGTATTGCAGGTTTTTTCTGTTCTGGTATGGCTAATAGCGGTGTCGCTGGATATGCTGCAGGTTTTTATGACGGCAACAGATATACCGCTATAGATAAACTTACTTTTTCTAGTGATGCTAGAAGCGTTTTGTCGGGAATATTGAGTACTGCTGCTTACGGACCGACTGCTTTTGCAAATAGTGGCACAGCAGGTTATTTTGCTGGCGGTGCTGCTGATGGATTTCGTGTAACAAGTATTGATAAAATTGCTTTTCCCGCTGACACAAAAACAACATTGTCTGCAACTTTAACTCAAGGTGTCTATGGTGCTACTGGTTTTGCTGATATCGGTGTAGCAGGTTATAGTTGTGGCGGTAATGATGGTAGTACGCTAGTTAGTGCTATAGATAAACTTACTTTTTCCACCGAAACAATATCGGTGTTGTCGGCTACTTTAACAAGTGCTAGACATCAGTGTGCTGGTATGGCTAATAGTGGGGTGGCTGGCTATACAGGTGGCGGTAGCGACAATTCCATCAACCTGTCAGGTATAGATAAAATAACTTTCCCAGCAGACACAAAAACTACGCTTAGTGCAACTTTGACTACGGGTCGTCGGGGTCCTGCTGGGTTCGCTGATTGTGGTGTGTTCTAATGCGTGAAGATATCCAACTATCGCTCGCAGAAGTGCAGATGCCACGCACCCGATACCAGTTAGAACATTTTGTTATCGGCGCACACGACACACCCGAAATGCAATTCGTGCAAGTCTGCCGAGAAATAGAAGCGTTGCATTACACAATAAAAGAAGTCGCTATGCAAATCAAAAAAACCGAATACGAGATAGAGGACTTGCGAGAAAAAGGTGATCGTATCAGCCAAGTAGAAGCCGACATCAAAGAACTAGGTTTAGAACGCACACGCCTTGTCGCTATCGGTGCTGTCCGAGAATACGACACGCTCATAGAAATCTATGACCAGATACCGCACTTCACCCGTGAACAGATAGACGCATCACAACCTGATTATTGGCAGCAGCGTTTGGGTCGCCAAGCAAACCTGCAAGGCATGACAGGTAGCCCAAGCTGGGCGCACCTAGAAGCCCTAGACCAGATAGGTGTACTACAACCAATGATTGAAGCACAACAAGCAAAAGCAAAGGAACTACAACAATGAAATATGCAACATGGACTATTAGCCGACCTGAAGGTACTACACCTGAGCCGTTGATTCGTTCTCGTGGCGGTCAAGCATCAGGCGGTCTAATGCTGGATAGCGAAACCGTTTTGGGTTATGTGTGGAACGATGTTGATTTGACAGGTTTAACCAAATGGAACTTCACCGAGAAAACACATACACAGGCTTTGGCTTTGGCTCAAGCGTTGAACGCTGAATGTTATTTTGGTGACGATGGCACGATTCAAGCACCGCAACCCGAACTTATCTAGGTGGCTGATACCGTTACCAGCGATACTGTTTGCGTTAATACCACAAAACGCCAACGCTGAACCGATCTCAGGGCTTAACGCTGTCGGCTATACGATCACAGAAATTGCACCGATTAGATCAGATGACGAATATGCGATTTGTTACAGCGAGTTAGAGAACAACATTAACCGTAACTTTGACGGTGAACCGTTTGGTGATTGCCCTGACGATATGTTTATGGTTCATTACACGGGGTTTATTGAGATTCCTGAGAATGACACGATTCAGTTTATGGTTGCTGCTGATGATGGTGGAACAGTTCAGATCGGTTTAACAGAGTTCGGTACTTGGAACTTGAAAGGCTGTTCGTGGTCTGCTGCAACGACAGAATCTTTTGAGGCTGGAGTTTATCCGCTTGATGGCTGGTTTTTTGAGGCTGGCGGAAATACTTGTTTCATGTTGGCTTGGAACATTAATGGTGAAGGTTGGGTGATTGTGCCTGATGAGGCGTTCACTACCAATGGCGTATCAACCACAACTTCAACAACAACAACTTCCACGACCACCACAACTTCAACGACTTCCACCACGACTTCATCTACAACAACCCTGCCCATAGAAAGTTCCACAACGACAGAGCAAGTTCAGACAAGCACAACCACATCAGTTGCAAATACCACGACAAGCCTTGCCACCACAACGACCACAACGACTGAACCACCCTCAACACCGACTCAAACAACTTCTACAACCGATCAGCCTGTTGTGACCAGTACTTCTGTATTTGTGTCCGTGCCTCAGACCGAACCTGAACCCGAAACCACGACAACAGAAACCACAATAGAAACCACGACCACCACGACCAGTCAGCCAACGACCACAACAACACTGATAGAAGTAACAACATCGGTTCAGGATACCTCAACAACTATTGTTGAAACGACAACAAGCACTACTGAAGCAGATGAAGTGTCTGAAAGCACGGTTACTTCTACGACAGAAGCGTTAAAAGTGTTTGAGACTACGACTAGCAGCAGTCAGCCTCTATTAGACGCTTCGGAATCAACGCTATTGGGCGATATAGCAACGACCCTACCCTTACCTCAAACTGACGATTCTGAACGCTCTAAAGCGATTGTAGAGCCTGTTTTTTTGATAGAAACCACTGAAACAGGCGAAATCAGCGAAGAAGTGTTTGAACAGATACTTGACGAGATTTCTGATGCCGAACCTGAGAAAGTGGTGGCGATTGTTGAAGCGATCTTAGCAACAAACATTAGTCAAGCGCAGGCGGTTGAACTTGTGGTGTCGCCTGTAGTCCTTGAAGCGATAACAGAAGAACAGGCAGAGGCAGTGTTTGAAACTATTGTGCCTGAGGAATTAACAGAAGCGCAGGCTGAGCAGATGAGCGAAGTTTTGAGTGAAGCACCTAAGAAAGTTAAGAAAGCATTTGAGAATGTGATCAACATTTTTGGTTCGCAGTTTGAAAGGTATGTGCCGACTGGTTCTAATATCCCTGTTTCGCAGCGCAGAAGTCTTGTTGCCATCGGTGGTCTTTTGACTATGCTTCCAATGCCGACTACGAGGTTTAGCAGATGAAAAAGATTAAAGATTATTTTGTGGATAACACTTGGACTTGGGTTGGCACAGGGCTCGTTCTGATTACGCTGTCTGGCACTACATTTCGTCAAGCACTACTGCTCACGGGTGTCGGCATTGTTATACACTCGGTTCTTACACTTGGTTCAAAGGAATGATCTATGAAAAAGGCACAAGATATTGCTCAAAGACTTCTTTCGCTTTTTATGGCGAACGCACTAGCGATAGTTACTGGCAGCGCAATCGTTGGCGGTATTCCAGTTTGGAAAGCAGCAGCACTTGCAGGCTTCACGGCTGTCGCACAAGTTGCGGAAAAACTTGCTAAAGCATCTGTTGATGGCACTTTGACTGCACAAGAAATCTCTGATGCGTTCGGTGGCAACGGCAAAAAGATTGTTAAGAAACGATCAGCGAAATGAAACGCCCATACACGGGGAACAAAGACGGACTCGCAGCAGGCGAACGAAAAGGTCTAAGAGTTTTCATCAACCAATTAACAAAACTTTATCCTGCGCTTTGGGATAATGGGTCATATGTGAATCGTTCTATGCGAGGCAAGACTGGAACATTGTCTGTTCACGCAACAGGTCGTGCAGTTGATTTGTCTTTCAGATATATGGCTAAAGAGAAGCGTGGCATTCCTGAAGGTGGCAGAAAGCAAGCGATGGAAGCAATAGATTTTGTTGTCAAAAATGCTGACGCTTTCGGACTTGAGTGCATTCTTGATTATTTCCCGATGCCACACGGCAGAGGTTGGCGATGTGATCGTGCCTCGTGGAATATCTATACGAAACCTGAGATTCACGGCGCACCGATGGGTGACTGGGTGCATTTTGAGATTTCGCCTGCGATGGCTGATAACCCTGATGCGATGCGTGAAGCATTCGCCCAAGCAACGAAGCCTGTCGCATAATGTCTGACGCTTTCGCTACCATTATTGTTGCGCTCATCAGCACAATCGGTGTGATCATCGTTGGGTTGATGCAGTTGTTTAAGAAAGAAGCAAGAGAAGCAGCAATAGAAAACCGTCAAGATCACGCCATTGTTCAACAACAGTTGCGAATGATTTTTAAGTCGGTGAACAGGGTAGATGACAAATTAGATAAACACTTATCAGATCACGAAGAAGGAACAAATGGGAAAGTTACTAGACGAAATTAAACAAACATCAGTTCGTGTAGGCAAACCGCCACGCAAAATTGATTTGATTTTAGAACAGTTAAACAAACAAGACAGAGCCGATCTGCTTGAAGCAATAAACGATCACAGCATTTCGCCATCAGTTATTTCACGAGTGCTACACAATAAAGGTTTTGTAGTAACACGAGGCGCAATACAACGCTACAGAGGACTCTATGAGTCTTAAAGACGAGATCAATAGCGAGGCTGCTGCCGATACTGATTTGATTCGTTTGCGTAGGCAGCGAGACAGTTACGCCAATCAAAACGCACGACTAACAGAACAACTAGAACAGGTTGAGAAATGTTTGGCGATTGTTGAACACGCCGAAGGTGTAAGCATTTCGCCTCCGTCTTGGCTCGCACCTACGAAACCTAAACGCTCGGCAGCAACATTGGTTGTGATGTTGAGCGATACACACTTTGACGAAGTGGTGAACTTGCAGGAGATGGAAGGTTTGAATTGTTACAGTCGTGAGATCGCTGTGATGCGTTTAGAGAAGTGGGCGCAGAATGTTGTGAAACTTTCTAGACATTATTTGTCGGGTGTTTCTTATGACGGTGTTGTTGTGATTCTTGGTGGCGACATTTTTACTGGCGATATTCACGAAGAACTCGCTTTGACTAATGAGGACACGATGATTGGTTCGTTGCTGTTCTGGTCGGAACAGGTTGCTGCTGCGATACAACTTTTGACTGACGAGTTTAAGAAATGTTATGTGGTTAGTGTTGTTGGTAATCACGGGCGAATGACTCGCAAACCTCGTATGAAGCAACGAGTGAAAACCAATTTTGATTATCTGCTAGCGAAAATGGTTGAACGACACTTCAGACTAGATAAACGGGTTTCGTTTGATATTCCTGAATCGGCTGATGCGTTAATCAAGATTTATGATCACGGACATTTGATTACTCACGGCGATCAAGTTTCGGGTGGCGGTGGCATTGGCGGTATTTATCCACCGATTATGCGAATGCGAGCAAGAAAGCAAGCACGATATTTGGCTACAGGTAAATCGTTTCAAACTTTGTGGCTTGGTCACTGGCATCAATATATTTCTACGCCTTCAATGATCGTAAATGGCAGCCTGAAAGGTTTTGACGAGTATGCAATGTTGATGGGTTTTGGTCACGAACAACCACAACAAGCATTAGCGATTGTTACACCTGAAAGAAACATCACGATTCAAGCACCAGTGTTTTGTTTAGATCGCAAGAAAGAAGGCTGGTGATGGCTTCTGTTGTGTATGTGAAGTGGCACGATGCTCACGCTGTCGCACCGTCTTGGGTTGCGCTTGATGACATTGTTGATGAGCCTGCGATAGTTGAATCTGTTGGTTGGCTTGTGCCGAATGCAATTGCTGACCATATTGTTTTAGCGCAGTCTGTTCTCGGTGACGAAGGCGATCACATCTTGGCTATCCCTGTTGGTATGGTTCGTGAGATGAGAACTTTGTTTTCTGATTTGCTACCATAAAAAGTTGTGCGAGGTGTTCTCCTTCTCCACCTGCGCATACGGGTTGAGCAGACCAGCCTTTCGGGGCTGGTTCTGTTCCCCGTGTAATTCACCCAAATAAATCTTTGGAAATCTTTTAAAGCCCGAGTTTTATAGGGTTTTACGGCTCGTTTTGTAATGAATGCGATTTGACTCGTTGACCGATCTGCTATGCTGGTCTTATCAAGTTCAAGAGGAGGACTAGATGAAACTGAAGATATCAACGGTAGCACTAAGCGATCACGACAGCAGATTGTACGGACACGATGACAGCACCGACACAGTGCGAGTGCATCAAGATAAGGTCGGCGCAATCTACACGATCATCAAGCGCACCAAGACAGTTACAACAGTTGAGATGAGCAACGAAGCAATCGCAGAGTTCTTAGATGACTGCGACTATCAAGATGAGTTCACCGACATAGAAGAAAGTCGCACAGGCGTTTATGCTCGTGCAATTAAAAGTGTAAAGAAACAGTTAGAGAATCAATAGATCAAAGTTCAAGAGGAGGACTTATGACAAAGCAAGTTAGATGGAAGTGCGAGATATGCGATGACGGGTTACTCGCACCGTCAAGACCGAGAAGGAATGATGTGCGTAGATATTGTCTGCCGTGTTCAGCGAAGCGAGGCACACTTGTTGAGCGGATAGCACCAGCGTTAGAGAAGAAGCGAGAACAACGAGCAGCGTTCGTATCGCAGAAGGTCAAAGAAAAGCGACAGCGAGAACGAGAGAAGCAACTTCCATCAAAACAGCAGACTCGGATAGATCGTTTGCGAAAGCAGATGATTACAAATGAGGCTGAGCGAATCTGGAAGTTGATGCAGCCCTATCACAAAGGTAAACGCCTTCCGCAGATTCATATTGCTCGTGGGAAAAATTGGGGCAGTCAATATGGACACGCCAGATCAGGGTGGAATCATATTCAAGTTAATGTTGATCGTGATCAATCGGTGCAGCGAAGTAAACGAGTGTGGGAAGTTTTAGCGCACGAACTTTGTCACTGCGCTGTACCACCAACACGCCGATCAGATAAGACTAGAGATGTTCACTCACGAGAGTTCTATCATTGCCTGCGAGATGTATGGCAGAAGCGTTGGGGTTGCGAGATATCGTTTGCGAAAGTTTCTACTTGGGGTTATTCAGTTGATTACATTATTCAAGATCAAGCCGAGTCAAAGATAGATTGGATATTGCCAACAGTTCAGAAGGAGGTGTAATGAATATTGAAATCGGTGACTTCTTTTTAGTCACGACAAAGAACGGCGCACAGTATGACGGACAGGTTATTGGCTTGACCGAAACTACTTTGACGATTGAACATTGGAACGAGGTGAAAGATCGGTTAGATGAAACCGATATCAAACTAAGCGATATCACGATGCTTGAAGGCTTCAACGATTCGCAAACAACCTTGTTACACCCTTAGGTAAAGATCAGTTCAACATAAACAAACAAAGAAAGAAGGAGAGATGGAACGAATACCGAAACCGAAACACGGAAGCAAAGAATGGCTACTGACTAGATGGCGAGATGATTTGGGCAGGTGTGTATTCGGGGCTTCCGATATTCCTGCGCTAATGAATGCTTCGCCTTACAAGACAAGAGCAGAGTTATTTGCAGACAAACTAAACGAGCCTCAAGAGCAAGTAGAGTCAGCGATCTTTCGGCGTGGCAACTTGTTAGAGAAACCATTGCTTGAAGCAGCGTCACACGAATTAGGGTTTGGGATTTTTACACCTAACACTATTTATCGTGATGGCAGATTGTCTGTCTCGCTTGATGGTGTAGATAACACGATTCAACCCGAATTAGTTGTGGAAGCAAAGACAACAACACGCTATTCAATTTATGATCAGAATGATTTGCCTACAGAGTGGTGTTGGCAGGGCTGGGCGCAACAAGCGGTGCTTGATTGCCCTGTTTGGTTCTCGGTGCTTGACAGAGATCTAAAGATCAGTGTTGTTGAGTTACCAAAGAACGAAGCAGCGATTGACGCTTTGCGATTAGAGGCAGAAGTATTTGGTGAGTGGGTTGATAACAACACGCCACCACTTGATGAGATTAACAATTTTAGTGCTGATGATATTGCTCGTATCTGGAGAGCGACACCAACGATGGTGGAGTTAGATGCGACAGCAGCGCAGTTAGTTATAGATCTTGAGAAAGCACGAGCGACTTCTAAGGAAGCGAGCGATGCTGAGGCAAGAATTAAAGATGCGTTAGCACAGTTGATGTTAAATCACGAGATTGGAATGTTTAACGGGCAAAAGATTTTGTCGTGGCAACAGCAGGCAGGCAAGACTGCGTTAGACACAGCGAGACTTCGTGCCGAACACCCAGAGTTAGTTAAGCAATATGAAAAGCAAGGTAATCCCTACCGTGTGATGAGAACACACAGAAAGAAGGTAAGTAAATGAGTAATGAAACAGAAGCACTGTTGCTTAAAGCAGTGTTAGAGCAATACGCAACACCCGACCCAAAAATTGTTGGAACGATTCCACGCAACGGTATCAACCTCGCATATGTGAGTCACGCAGAAATCACTCGCATACTTATTGAGATTGACCCGATGTGGAACTGGCAACCTGTCGCTTGGGTTGATGGCAGACCAGCAATACACGAAGCAAACGGCGTAGCGACAATGTGGGGAACACTTACCTTGCTTGGCAAGTCGCTTGTTGGTGTTGGTTCGGTGCGATCAGACAAACCTGATTTAGACAAAGAACTTGTCGGAGACTTCTTGCGAAACGCTGCGATGCGATTCGGTATCTGTCTATCGCTTTGGTCTAAACAAGATTGGGAAGCACCACGCAACAATATGAGCAGCGTTTATACGAGTTACCCGATGAGTCAAGTTGAGGCTGAAAAGAGCAAACAGGCGCACCCAGCGAATGTTCAATTAAAAAACAGCCCTCAGGAAGCGTTGAGTGACGAGCAAATAGAGCAAGCCTTTACTACACCCCCGAAATCTACTGCGAAGATCGGCAGCCTGATTTCGGATAAGCAGAAGGGTTTAGTGTCATCGTTAGCGAAAGAAGTTGCTGACGGCGATATCTCTGCGATATTGAAACAACTGTTTGATAAAACAAACTTGAACACACTTACAACTAAAGAAGGCTCTGATCTAATTAAACATTTGATGGGTATGCGCCAGAAGAAAACTGATGAACAGCCCTTCTGAAGAATTGCAGATGGCGTATGAGTTCGCTATCGGTGTCGTCATTGACTGCGCTCGCAAGGTCGTGGTCTTTGACGGCACAGATAGACAGTCGCTTGATGATCTTCGTGAAGCGATATTCAAGTTTGGTGAAGTAAACGATTTGATTTCACGATTTTACAAAGGAGAGTTATGAAGCGTGATCATTGGTCTGACGATGCAAAATGTAAAGGCAAACCGAGTTCTATTTTCTTTCCACCGTTTTCGCATTCAGATAATCGTTGGCTTATGGCTAGAGAGATCTGTGCAGGCTGCGAAGTGCGAGAGCAGTGTTTGGCTTTAGTGATGCGGTTGGAATATACAGATGATAAGTGGGGTATGTTCGGTGGGTTTACGCCTGAGGAACGCCGAGAGTTAAGGAGACAGAAGGTATGAGAGCGAAAGCGAAGTTGTGTGCTTGTATTCCAAATCGTGCGCTACCGCAGAAACCTGTGTGTGGTGAGAAAGAAGAAGATGATGAATGAAATAGATAACCAAAGCAATTACAACGAAACTGATAAAAAATGGAATCTACATCGTGTTTACAATTATCACTTAAATACATTCAGCAAAGAGGAAACCAACCCTGCTTTTGTTGATTATCACGAATTTTTGTTTGATGTTTTAGAAAATGAATTAAATAAAACACCATTAAATCTTCACAACAGACAAGTTTTTATCTTTATGGTGGAATCGTTACGACAGTCAATTATTGGCGTATTAAAAAAAGATTGTTTAATGCGTGGCAAGCAAACTAATAATGATGAATTGTTTGATGATGAGTGAAGATCGCAAAGGTGAATGTCAAGGCAACCGAGACAAATGCAACCTGAAAGATTGCCCGAAGTTTGGCACACTTGGCAGACCAGCACGAGATGGCAACAGGCGTGTCAAAGGCTGCTCAGACCCAACAGCGAGAGGTAAACGCTCACGCACGAAAGGTTTAAGCAAGCAGCGCACGGCTCGTAAGCGTCTAGGTGTAGCACCTTCACACAAGTTTGGTGACGGTAACGAGGAACGCTGGCAAGATGTTTTGTTCGCTAACGAAGTTAAAGCAGGCAAGCAGATCGGCGCAGCAGTTACGGCGTGGCTTCGTATAGAAGCGCAAGTGCGTTCTAACGAGGCTGATTACGGTTCTAGGCGTAAACCTACACGAGCGATCTTGATGCCTGACGATTGGGGCAGCGAAGGGCTTGTGATGATTCGCTTAAGCACTTGGGAAGAACTTGTGCGACCAGCAATGCACGAATACTACGAAGGAGGACAATGATGGGCAAAGTTTTTAGCCAAGAACATTACGACCAAGATGACTGGGCGAAATATCAGATCATTGAATGGTTAGAGGGCAAAGGCTATAAAGCGTGGGTGAATCCAGATCAGTTTGGTATAGATATTTTGGCTACACGCTGGGGCAGACAGTTCGCTTTTGAAGTAGAGGTTAAACACAACTGGCGTGGCAGGTATTTCCCTTATGAGCAGATTCATTTCTCGGCTCGTAAAAAGAAGTTCGTTGCCCTAGATGTAGAGACTTGGTTTGTAATGTTAAACCACGATCGCACGATGGCTTTATTAGTTAATGGTGAACACATTTTGGCTGCGCCGATAGCGAATAAAAACACTAAATACTCGCAAAACGAAGCGTTTGTCTCAGTTGATATTCAATGGGCTATATTCAGAGACTTGAAAGAGGAGGCTAAATGACACCAGCACAGATAGAAGGCTTTATAGATCGCATCTGCGGTCTGTTCCCTACGAGCCAGATTGGGCGTAACACGGTTAAAAACGCTTGGACAGCAGACGACTTTCTTCTGTTACAAGATGTTGATGACGCACGAAAAGTTGTGCCGTTAATTATGGAACATTACGACAAGTTTCCAAGCCTTAAAGAAGTTCACAAGGCATTTGCTTTGCTTCGTAAACCAGCGACAGAACAAACAGTTGTCGTGTGCGAGATCTGCGATGGCAACGGTTGGGATAACGGCAAACGATGGAACTACAACACTAAAGAGTTAATTTGCGAAGGCTTCACGAAAACTGTTTTAGAGCGCACATACACATATGTTGTGCCTTGTAAGTGTCGGGAGTTCAGCAAAGCGTAAAGAAGAAGAAACGAAAACGAGAAGAATACTCACACAGACCTAAACCATTCGCACGGTAGTTGGTAACACTCGGCAACGAGGGTAGATCACGCTGTAAGTAATTATGGTGTGAGGCGAATAATTTGATTGGGAATCGCAGTGAGGCAGAGCGATAGGGGTGTTTCATAATGTCTAAAGTTTGCTGAAACTTGAAATATATATATATTTCAAAGTCAGTAACAACAATGCTAGGGTTGAGGCATACGCCGACTGAGGCGAACGATGAGCGAACACGCCACGACCTGTCAAGGACAGAACAAAGAAAACTAGAAACCTATAACCAAGTTCAGAAGGAGGACAAGGTGATCGGAGTTGATATGCGAAAGATTGTTGCTTTATTTGTTGCAAGTTTTATTGGTTGGGCTGGTATCGCTGACGCTGCAAGCACCGAACAGGTAGATCATAAGCAGATGGTTCAACACCCATTTGATTTTGTGTCAGAGACAAAGCGCACTGTTCCTTCTTGGGCTAAATGTCCTGATCTTTGGAATCGTTTGCGTGACGCTGGCTGGCTTGAAAAAGATGTTGTTAAAGCAGATCAGATTATTTGGCGAGAGTCTCGCTGCATCGCTACAGCACATAACAAGAACGACCCAAACACAGTGCAAGGCGTTAAAGGTTCGCTCGGTCTGTTTCAAATCAATCTTTTTTGGGTGCAGCGCACTACTTATTATCCGAGAGGATATTTGCAAACAGTTTTAGATCGTGATCTTGTTCCAGCAGATTTGTTTGATGTCGCTGTAACGATTGATGCAGCGCAGGCTTTAATTCGTTATGACAGAGCGCAGGGCGGTTGCGGTTGGTCAGCGTGGATTGGCTGTTGATTTAGAAAGTTTTTTTGAAAATCTTTTGAAAGCCTTATAAAATAAGGGTTTTAGAGGGTTGAATGATTGGGTAATTTCGTTTAGGCACTTTAAGATAGTCATATCAGGTAAACAGCCTGAAAGTTCAAGAGGAGGACTTAGAAATGTCATTAGCAACAGAAATTACTTTAGAACAGATAGAGCAAACATATCGTGGGCGCACTGGTTGCGCTTGTGGGTGTGGCGGTGAATACTACAACCTTGATGATGAAAACATTGATGCCGAGAAAGTATCAAAAGAAATTCAAAAGCACATTAAGCACATCAACAAAAACATCGCAAGAGTTCAAGTTTTTGTTCTTGGGCGCAATAATCAAGTATGTCTAGAACTTGAGAATCCATCAGGCACATCGGTTACTCGCATCTACCTAAAGACAAATCAATAAAAAGATCGGGTGGCTGGCAGGCTTTCAGGTTCAAGCCCTGAACACCCACAAGGCGAAAGCCGAAACCAAACATCAGTCAAGAGGAGAAAACAAAATGAAACTATTAGCAGCAAAAGAGTTCAACAAAGTGTTTTACACTTGCTATGACGGCAAGGCTGTAAAACACCGAATGAAAGTCAGAGCCGAGTTAGTTCACCTAGACGGAAACCAAAAACCATACTTCAGCATCACGGGCGAAGTTGAACGCAGAGCAGGAAACAATCGTTGGGTGTTTCAATCAGGTGGTGCGATACACGACCAGATCGCAGAACAGATGCCAGAATTAAAACCGCTTCTGTTAGTTCATCTTGCTGACGAGAACGGTGTGCCTATGCACGCTTACGAAAACGCAGGCTATTGGGCAGGACAAACTAAATATCAGCAACTAGATCTTGCAAGGCTCGCAAACCATTTAAGGGTAAGCCAGCCGACTATTCTTCAAATGCTCGGCTATATAGAGCATTGTTGGGGGGAGTTAGACACGATTACAACGCCAGCGATGGCTTGGAAAGATGCTTGCGAACACTACGAATTACTTGAACAATGGCAAGTAGAAGCAGACGAAGCCCGTAAGATGTTAAACCAAATAGCAAACAGGCGCACCCAGCGAATGTTCAATTAAAAAACAGCCCTCAGGAAGCGTTGAGTGACGAGCAAATAGAGCAAGCCTTTACTACACCCCCGAAATCTACTGCGAAGATCGGCAGCC